GCTAGAGAAAGATCTAGTACGGAGGATTGATGATGTGTATAGACTCTTGGTTGAAATCAGTCATCGTAATGGTATTTCTTCTCGTCCCAATAATGGGGACCGCCGGTGAGAAAGACTATGTGCTGCAGAATTGTTCTGGCATTGTGGAATATCGGCTGCCAGATCTAACTCGCGTGGACTGTCTCACTTTAGAGGTGGCGTGGGAGTATGAATGGGCACAGAATTGGTATGAGGCTATTGGACAAGCATTGCACTATGCAATGTGGACTGGACGGGAAGGCGGAGTAGCGTTGATTACAGCGCCGGAACAACAACGATTCGTTGAACGTGCTCGTCGGTTGATTGCACATTACCGTCTCCCACTTCGACTAAAGAGGATAGACAAATGAAGGGTTACCGCAAACTGGTATTGTTTCTGCTGGTAGAAACCTTTGCCTGTGCTGCGTTGTGGGCGGGAAAACTGCCACCAGAGGTCTGGGCTAGCTTTTCACAATGGGCTTTTGCCGCCTTTGTTCTTGGCAACATTGGTGAGCATATGAAGAGTGCTTTTGTGGAGAAGAAAGATGTCTGAACGACCTGAATTTACAACTCGGGCCGCCAAGCGTGTCTTCCCCACAATCATTGTAGTATTGCTGCTGTGCTACCTGTTGTGGGGCTGGTCAGGCCCAGTTCTAGCGGTAGGGCTATTCTACGCTACCTGGATTGTGTTTGTAGCGGTGATGGGGCTCAAGTGGACTCGAGACAGACACCAATCCAGAGGCCGCCCCATTCCTACCCCATTCAAGCTATTCGCTTGGCCGGTGGTCTTTGTATTTGGGCTGATGGATGTGGCTTTCAATGTGGTGTACGGCACACTGTTCTTTCATGAACTGCCCAAGGAATGGCTATTCACGGAACGGGTGAGCCGCTGGAATGACTTGAATACATGGCAGGGAGATCTGGCAAAGTGGCTGTGCTGGGCTTGGCTGGATCCGGCAGATCCTGATGGAGTGCACTGTTCTTAAATCACAGTATTGGGGTGCTGGCTGTGCGACATCACAGAGATCCCCCGCCTCCTCTGTAGTGCGGTCGGCACCCCACCTATTAAAGAGGTGATGCTATGATTGGCTTTATATTGACATTCTTGAGAGCTCGAGCTAAACTCATTGGTATCATTGCTATCGTGGCTGGATTGGTGGGGGTGTATTATGCTGGCTACAGACATGCCTCTCTGGGATGTGAAGCAAAAGTGTTGAAGGCCACTGCCAAATTGAGGGCACGACAGGATGAATTAATAAAGGAGCTGGAAGATGAACGGCAAAAGCGCAAGGTGGTTTATCGGGATCGTGTGCGGGTGGTGGAGAGGGTTGCGGACCCCACTGGCTGTATTGATCAGCCTCCCCCTGTTGACGTCGTGCGCGCTATTCGCGGCCAAGATTGAGTTGAATCCTGCGCTGGTACGCGACTGTGATAATCCGCAGTTGCCGACAGAGAATGTTGTGTGGCGGGATATTGCGGTGCTGGCGATTGAAAGAGGTGAGGCGCTGGAGGAGTGCACCTCCCGTATGCGTGCCATACGTGAAGCGGCCGACTAGATGAGGTGCTACATGTGGACATCGGGGAGTCAGGAGGTGCCACATGTGGACATCAGAAGAGGTCTCTGGCCTGGCTCGAAAAGGGAGAGGAGGCAGCCAGGAGAGGTCGGAGGAGCGGGGATCCCCTCTGTACCGGGCCACCCCTATCTACTAGGGTAAAAACTCGCCTCGAGAGGCCTGAAAATACGCCTACGAGAGCTACAGGAGAGCCGCGAGGAGCCGAGAACAGAGAGAAGACGGTAGTGGGCTATAGGGGGCTTAGAGATCTCCCCTCCTCGAGACTGGAGAGGGCTCTCGAGGAGGGGCATCGAGAAGGGTCCGAGAGGGGAGCGCTGCTGGCCCGGGTTGCTCTGGGGAGTGGTTCGACGTGAGGGGAGGGGAGTCTCTGTGCCAAGTGGTGGCTAGAACAGTTGAATTAAGGCGCCTAGTAGTAGCACACCAAGCAGAGCAACCCATCCAGCGATGATTGTAGTGTAGAGCACCATCAAAGCCAGTTCTTTCAATTCATCTTTGTTCATTGTGTTCCCTCTTTAACTGCTCACGCTGTTGTTGAATAGAGCGCTGGTGTAGCACGGATAGCATAAACAAAGCAGGCCACAGCAATCCAGCTACGACAACATCCCCCGCTGTTTCCGGCTGCCAATCTGGGTCAACCAGATATACAAGCAAACAACCTGTACATGACCAGATTGCTATTGCTAGAAAGGCAGCCAGTACACTCAGAATTATTTGCACTATTTCAACCATTAGCACATCCTCCTGTCTTTCTTAATCTTCTCAGTCGTTGCTGAGGATTGTTTGAGTGGGATGCCATCCCCTCGCATGCGCTTGTTATACTTGCGCAGGGTGCCCTTCAAATATTCCTCCACCTGTGCCTTGGTTCCACTGCGCCAGCCATTGATGGGAGAGAACTGATCACTGTCACTTGTGATCGTATAGTGCCATCCCCCATTTTCAAATTTGAATAGCTTGTATTTCATCATGTGTTGTCCCTCTTAATAGAAAATGCCCTACGCGGACGGCTGGGCTGCCGGGGAAGAGGGAACGGACCGCGCTTCCGTGAGGGGGTCAGAATTGCCAGGTGAGGCCGATCATCAGCACCTCGTTGGTGGTGTTGACTGTTCGGCGGGCATTGCCATAAACTGGTTTGGTTTCAACACACTCATGCCACTCATATTTAATGCATTCTTCACCCGTCTTTCTTCTACCAAAAAATTGGTAGTTGTGGTCTACACGCATTACACGCAACCAAAGGGCATCAGGCAACTGTTCATTATTGGAATGCAATGCACGACGCACTTCAACCCATCTACCTACGTCAGAAGGATGATTGCCTGCTGACAACACAGGAACTCCGGCTACATTAACAAATGCCTTAGCTTTGCTGGTTGCATATTTACCAATTCCGCCAGAGAATGACCAGTTATCATCTAATACCAGGCGCAGGAAAATTCCCACACCTTCCGTGGCCGCCATCAACACTTCTCCTCCAACATGCCACCCAAGATGCGGCGGCCCCATGCGAGGATCGATGTTGTGCACGACAGCGAAGCGCATGCCAATGTGGTTCTCTTCCAGTGAGAAGTCAGGTTCGCTGGTGGAAGTGCTGGTGTTCTGTGCAAACATTCCAACCTCAGGTTCCACCGCATAGAGTGGACTGAATACGAAGATCAACATCAGTGTAATCAATAGGTTTTTCATTGTTCATCCCTCCATCTAGTTTGTGCTTCCATTCATTAATTTGATCTGTTTCTCCATTTACAGACCAACTACAGTTACTTCCTATAGCCTAGTATCTTGAGCGCGGCAGACAACTCGACTTCGCGCTCTATGAATCCCTCGCCTTCACACTCTGGACAAGCAATTTCTTCGGGTTCTGATTCCATATAGTGTTCACGGATGTACTTTTGCATCTCTTCTTCTGAAGGTTTCTCTCCAGTTGCTGCCTCAGCAGCCATATACCACTCCCACAGTTCTTGCCAACAAGGGTTGGTAATCACTCCATTGGTACACGCTGTGCACCTCTTACGTTCTTTTACGAAAAAGGCCATTTCACACCTCCGATTTCATATTCGTTTGTTCCACTTTTCTATCGCCTTGTCATACCATCCTGGATCCTCATTATCTCGGCCGCCAGTCGAAACATCTGGACCATGAGCAAAACAATCTATGCAAAGGACCCACCCATGTTCCATTTCACGAGTATCATCCACTTCAAATACTAAATCTTGACTACCACAGAATGGACAAGGCTTAGCTCTATCTGAACTGATAAACATGACTGAATTTGTACCCTCTTTTCGAATAACGAATTGTGTCAGGCAGTTGTTACAAACATATCTAGTTCCCAACCTTTCAACCACATCAAGCAGCCCACAACGTGGACAGGTATATCTACTCACAACACAATCCCTTATATAACCCGCAAATCTTGAAACTTCTCCTTAGAACACCACAGGGTTTTATCGTGACATATATCAATGTGGATGTCGCCATTTTCCCAGACATGGGGTTCCCCAAAGAGCGGACACCAGTCTCCACAATTGACTGGATATGCAGCATCACCAGGGGGAGAAAACGGGCAAAATTGCTCTTTCAGCTGGTTACCACGTTTTACACTCAGAAATCCTCTTTCGCTAATTTGAATGTCGTATTCACTCATCCCAACCCTCCTTCTGTTTTAATTGTCTACTCTATATCTGACCTAAATTGCGTTTCACCACAAACTGCACAATAATACCACTCACCATGAAACATTCCCGGACCTGAATATTGCCAGTCATGGCCCATCTTTCCACACATCTCCCTCAGCTGCCGACGCTCTTCTAGTTGTGATTCATACACTTTCTTTCTTGCTTCTCGACACTCTTTATCGAGCTCTTCTATACGCGCACGAATCTCTTGTTTTGTGAGCATGTTCTGTTCACCTCATGAAAATGGTGGCAACCCCATCGACTGGCTGGATTTGAACCAGCTTGCACTAACCTATGCAACTTAGTGTCACTGATGGTCTTTGAATGTTCTACCATTAAGCTATCAGTCCAGGTGCCTCCAGACCCCTGCCGGTAGGGTCTGGAAGCAATAGCTAATTACTTCAGGCGCCGGCATTGCCTCCCCTTCGTTAGAAGCCCCACAGGGGTATTAAATGCTGCCGCACAACAGCGGGGACGCTGTGCGACAGTTTCCCGGCTATAGGCCGGAAAACTGGTGGCAACCCCATCGACTGGCCGGTCGCTACTCCGGCTGCCTCACTTTTACGCTGGCCAGGCGATCCGCTCTGACGGAGGCGGGCGAGGATGGTGGTCCACCTAGTCCCGCGTGTCTGCTTTCCACGCCGCAGCCGACAGGGTCACCATAGCTAGATGGGCATTGCGGGACTCGAACCCGCTCCGCTCACCACCGCTAGAGGCTAGCATAGCGGCAGCTATTGCGGCGACACTGCCCCCGGCCAAGGGGCGCGGTCATGCCCATAAACTGGAGACACCCTCCTGACTGTTTTCTGCATTGGCTTCTGCCTAGCCCCAGCGCAATAAGCTGGGCGCAGCCAGGAGGATGTTATTACAACTTTGCGCAAGTGATGCAAATCCACTCTTCCTCATTCCAAATTAAAGAACCAGATTCTCGTACTCCGCAATTTGCACAATATGGATTGTCTGCCAGTTCAGTGACCCAAGAACCATCATACCAAACTCCTGAAATGGCCGTAAGTTTTTTAATAAGAGGATGCTGATCTGCCTTTTCTTTAGCTTCATCTCTCGACTCAGCAGGAACGAGAATGAGCACCCCGAAGTCAATTATTACATGATAAGACTTCATTGTCAATCCTCCCCCGACCTCCCCATAACGAGTTGAACTACAACTCTATTTATGCCAGAACCGTCACACGCAGGACAGGTCCATGATTGTATCCAGATATCTCCTGGCCCTCCATCATCTATTTTGCCACGTCCTCTACATTTTGGACAGGCGATGGATTTGATTAAATTGTCTAGGTCTTCCCAAGTTATCATTTCGTTTCACCATCGAAGGTTACGTTCGCACGAGATCAGCCTTCCATAAATTTTAGCTTTTCTTCAATCGTCATGCTGTCAGCATCCGGGAAGATAGCATATTTGCCTTGCGTTGAAATGGATCGGTCCATACTGCAAATCTGTTTCTGCTCCCCCTCCGTTAGCTGGATGCAAATAGGCTGATCATCACTGTTATACCAGGTATCTCCAATTTTGACACGCATATCAACATCTCCACAACAATGTATATCTAGAATAGACGAATCTCGCCAGTTCGCATATCAACATATTCGAACCTAGTCAATGGAACTATATGACATCCTGGACAACTAAGCTCCCCATGAACTCGGGCAACGCTTATCGGGGATGCAACCCAACCACAATTCGGACAACGTCGTACAGCCCACGGGACCGGAAATCTAATCACTTTGCCCATCGTTTGTCCTCTCATATTGTGCGTTTGATACATAGAATTCATGGTTTGTAGGTTCCATCCCCAGAGTTCAATGCTTCGTCAAGATAGATATAATCTTTCTTGGCGATTTCTTTATCCAGCCATTCCTTGTACAAAGCGCAGGGCTTGATGAGAGTGTTATCTTCAAAAATCACACAACAACACTCTAGAAAAATTCTATCTTCTTGACCTTTCTTGAACCGAGCATATCCATAATCATGCAGTCATGTACGCAACCGATTTTTCGAAAGCCGAGTCCACAAAGTCGGAAAGTCAGTGATCTTCATTGTTTCTCCTCCAGTGCATCTATCAGTTTGCTCAACAAACAAACCATCTCTGGTACAGCGGCTATGAGCTCTGCATCATTGTGATTGGGGAGATTGTCATCATCCTCAACATCACACCAACCTCCAGAATTCTTATACGCATAGCGCAGCACCCAGAATAAAGCCTCTTTAGACCAAGGGCCGGGAGTAGTCCCCTTCGCCAGTTGTAGCACTTCCCGTGCATGTTGAATTAGTGCTTCTGTGCTCATTGCTAATTCCTTTATCTGTAATAGATGGTTTTGATCTCTACTTTGGGGCTAAGATTGGCAAACTCTTTAAGGGCACGTTCATGTGTGATAATCCTTGGCCTATGTTTACTGTGTCCAGGTAAAACCCAGACATAAGGCTCTTCTACTGCTCCAGTTTCAGGATCAGTCAAAGGCACCAGTTCAACCCCATTATCCAGTATCAACCTGGGTTCTTTTTCTTTCATAGGACTAGTCCTGATTTGTGTAACGAGAAGTTGCTTCTTCTCCTTCATCTTCAATAAAGCGCTGATGTACCTCAATGTATTTCTCGAGGAAGTGCTTGGCTTTTAACAAATCTTCTAGACCATTCTTGCGCTTCCAGCGAGTAATATATTTAGTGATCTGTCCTTGAAAATAATCCATCTTGTTAGCTGCAGCATAGTCCCAGTGTTGAATTTCCGCAGTTCTGTAATGATCACCACCCACTTGACGTTCATTAGCTCCCATAGACATTCCTCCTGTAACGCTCATCAAGTATATCCAGCCAACTGTCCACTACCCGTTTGGCTTCAGAAGACAACGACTCGCTATTTTTTGTAGCATATTCCAGTGCACGTTCTGTGGTGCTGATTAACATTGGGTGTCGATTGCCCCGTTCAATTTCTTCAATACAGAACATGCACAGTTCTAAACAATCTGAGATTTTGGCCAATTGTTTGACAATGGGGATGGAGCTCTCCTTGATCTCTGAGATATGGAAGGGAAGCGCAGCCCTAGACCAGCGTTCCTCCACCATCTTGATCACCCCGCTTAATTCTTCCTCTGACTTCAAATATGCTGGCAAATCTCCTGTGTACACCTCCTCAATATCATGATAAAGCAGGTATTCCATCACAGAACGACAGATCGCAATCCCCAACTTGGCCTGATTACACAACTCCCGTGCAATCACCATTGCATTGTAGGTATGCTCCGCCACGTTATGTTCTCTTATGGTCGGCACAATATGCATCCGCTGCACCAACCCAGCATTTCTGCACAACCAGATATCATCCAGCCCATTCATTATTCTCTCTCCTTCAGCCACTGAATTGCGGCGGCTCTCCAATCTTCTGCTGAGATCGCCTCCACCACCTCTAGTCCAGACCTAGTCAGCTTATGTATCGCCCAAGCATTAAACATTGGCACTGCGACATTCCTGAACCAGTTAGTCCGGAATTCAATTGGATCAACTACCTCAGTAAATTGAGTGAGGAGCATGAATGTTGTTAAATCTAGCCACCAGCAATTCATCTCCTCTTCGGTTTCAGCCAAGGCCAAGGGAGAAACCTCATACTTGTACGGATTGAAGTCACTATATGGCAGCTTGCGCAACCGCTCCCACTGGGGGTTGTTGGGGTACACATGGAAAGAGTCAGACATCTGCCGATACACCCCCACGTGAGCACCAATGGAACGTGCGATAGCCTCCTGTAACATCGAGAACTGGACCACGTTAGCACCATAAGCACCCCAGATTACATCATTGCTACGATTGCACACCGTCATGTCCAGCTCACGTCCACGCCGCAACTTAAAAAACACTGTGGTGTTGCAGGGCAGATCCTTGCTGTCGACATTCAAATCCAGAGCGGGATCCCAGATACCAATCACCGCCCTTCTAGTGTCCGGCTCTCTCTTCAACAAATTGATTGTTTCCCGAATCTGGTCTAGCCCGAACGAACTGCGGATCCTCTTCCCATATGCCCCGTGAAAGGTCTCTCCATCATCAGAATATTCAGCCATGCGTTTGTTAAACCGCGCCAACCACGTTACATCATAGCGGCCAGCGAGAATCCACAGCGCCTCCATCAAGTGGAAGAAGGGATTAGCTCCACGCTCTGGAATCAAACACACCCGCTCCATGGGGCGGCGGTATATGGTTGTGACTGGCTCATCGAGCTCAATATAAGGCTCTCCTCTAGAGACCCTGTGCACCCCACATTCATCAATCAAACGCAATGCAATGGGATAGGCTTCATTCACATTATCAACTGCTATGGTTTTCATTGAACACCCTCCAGCACCAGTATTTGCTTTTTACAACCCCTTCTCCCAGCTTCAGCCTCATGTACTTGTCAAACTCACACAAGCTGTGTTCTACATCTCGCATCTCAAACTTCACGCCCTCAAACATCTTCAACCTTCCAAGCCTCTTTTGTATAATGAGCAGCAGCTTTCTCATCTCCTCTACATAGTCCACCCTTTCCTTGGAGGGCTTCTGAGCTGAACCAAATAACAGTCTATGGATACCTCGTTTGGCTCCAGGACCGGGATTGGCCCAGGTATAGAGGTCTTCAGCATTGCAGAGTACTGGGGTGTGGCGCAAATCTGTAGCAATCTCATATCCCACAAATGAGCCCACCATTGTATAGACAGACAGCGCCTCCGTGGTCCACTGCAGCGAATTGTGTTGCTGTATTTTCGTCACCAGCTTGGGGGCATCTCGCCACATGGTTTGAATGGTCTGACAAGCCATGGCAATCTTGCCCCCGGTGCCTTCGCTACCACTTCCAGTCATCATATAGGCGCCTGTGAATACCTTCTCACCTCGCTGTTGACGGGCAGTGAGCAGTTTTGTTGCTTTAGCTGCGCTCCATTTCCGAAGCAACCCAGCTTGTTCTAGTTCATAGTAGGTCTCAGCCCAGTTGAACATACGAAAAACCACAATGGTGTGGAATAGCTGTACTGGGTCAGAGATGTCCTTGTGTACTTGTCGCAACAGCTGTGTTTGTCTGTCGTTCTCTCGAAAGGGATTGGTAAACTTGTATTCTTGCAGTATGGGATCCTTGGTCCAGGGCCAGGGCTTTCCCTGTTCCTTTTTCAAGAAGATACTGTGGCGCTCCTTGATCCAGTATAGCAATTCCTTCAGTGCTTCTTCTTGCATACTAATTTCTCCCGATTGATTTCAAAAGTTGTGTATTTATGGCCGCTCTTCCACTCACCTTGACCCACACGTTTGAATCCCAATGAACGATAGAACTTCAACGCTTCCTTGTTTTCATTATCCACATTCAACGAAATAGCTCCGAATGGGGAAGTTTGCATCGCCCAACAAATTAGTGCGCGTCCTATACCTCGTCCCTTGTATTCAGGAGCAACGACCACATCATACACAACAGTCTTTTTCTTACGCACTGCATGGCGCAAACAGATCAAGCCCTTGATCTTCCCCCGCTCTTCAAACTTACCAATCCAGCCACGCTCATACATCTGCGGGCCGGAGTAGATTTGGTTGCTGAATGACTGTGTGTAGCGACTGGTACGTGCAATTCGAACTAGTTCTTGGTGGTCTTGAATGGATGCTGTTTTAACTGGCACAGTATTTCCTCCACGGCCCGATTACGAGAAACAACAATGTGGTTGGCTCCGTCCTCTTTACACCGTTCCCGCACCCGCTCTAACATCTTGGCCTTAGCAATTGTGTTTGTTGGGTCTAGTGGACGTGTGTCTCCTCTAGCTTTGCGCCTCTTTTCCACCATGCGAATACAGGTTTCAATGGAGGTCGAGAGAAACACAAAGAGGTAGGGTTGTTTCATCCTTTTCAGCATCTTGAAGTATGAGCCATAGCAGGAAGAAACAATCAACCCTTCAAACAACACATGACCTTTCTTGGCATACTTACGAATCCTGCGACGCACCTCTTTTTGAGAGGGGATAGTGTCGCAACCCCCACAAGGAGTCTCGTAACGACCAATGACGTACAAGTCTCCCCAAGGAGTCTCCACCCTATAATCCTGTACCTTCTTGCCTTGCATGATGGGGGTGGTGGGGAATTTGCGCATTATTTTGCGCACAACAGTGCTCTTGCCGGAACCGCTTGTACCAGAGATGTTGATAATCATTCCAAACACTCCAAAAACTGTTGCGCCTGCAGCGCAGCCTGTATAGTGCCGTTCTTGGCACCGCCAGAGGAGACCCAGGTGCGCTTGTATACCTGTTCAAAATACCCAAGTTGCTTGGGAATGGCTGGGCGATATCCCACAACCCAGTTATACGGCGAAGTCAGACTGACATACTTCTTGGCGCGTTCAGTAGACTGTCTCAATCGTTCTTGTTCATCAAAGTTTTTGTGCTGGATGGAGGTGCCGTCTCCAAACCAGATACGCTTGGGACCGATGTTAAAAGCCACCACCTGTTTATAGGGCGCCCACACAGTAATTGAAGGTTTGACAGTGCCTTTGAAGTACAGCGCAATGCCAGCCAGTGCCCGCTGCTTTTGCATTGGCACCAGCAACTCACTCCAGATCCCTGCAGCAACTAGCACAAAGCCTTCATACCGCTCTCCGCCCTTGGTTTCCACCCAGCCATCTCCAACCGCTACCACCTTGTCCCTGACAATACGATTGCTGGGCAGTAGGATACGTCCCGGGTTCACATGGTACACCTGAGCCTTTTTCAGTCGATTGACTGTAAACTCAATAAGGCGTAGTCCATACAATGCATCTAGTAATTCCAGCCCTTGATCGATCTCAGCCCTACTCAGGGCAGACATCCAGCTAGGTTTGAGAAGACAAGCCGCAGGCTTACTGCCAGCACGAGGCTCGCGGCTGTCTATAACAATCACCTCGAACCCATTGCGCTCACAGAGCTCTGCCGCAATAGACCCAAATAGCCCAGCGCCTACGATGACCACTGTTCTCGATTTACGACGTGGCATCTCAATTCCTCCGCCAAATCACCCCAACCCTCTAATGCTTCATAGATCTCACGTGAGTCCTTGAACAGAGGATAGCGGCCTTTGTAGTGAGACTTGTACTTACACAATATGGTCTCCACTTCCATCACCCCCACAGGACGTTTATAGAAGGGAGGAGCCAGGTAGTTTTTGAATTGTCGTTGTAGCTTGTTCACCACTCGCTGCAGTTCCTTATCTGTAATGGGGGCTCTCCAGTCTCCATGGAGAATCAATGCAGCACCCTGTCTTGGATCCTTGTAAATCCCCAACGTACAATCACTGTAGTCCACATCCAGCCCAAACACTGAATGAGCCATGTCTGCAATCTTGAATGCAATCCAGGGACCGAATCCACTAAATTCCTTCACCCGCTCAGTAATGCCTGAGAAGGTGCAGGGCTCCAACATGTACTCCACCACCTTCTCCGGCGAACCAAACTTGTGTAGACAGTCGATGCCATTTGCAGAGGTTCGTCCTCTGAAGTGTCTGCGCTCTGCTCCACGTGGCCAGCGTTGTCTATCTGCCTGCTTCATCAATCTGTAGAACTGGCGGGGAGAAGCCTCCGCAATACGGGAGGCCACCCCAACATGATAGAAGCACCAATAGGCTAGACACCAACGCTGGAGACGGGGAGGATCTCGGTGTAGACCAGACTCGACGAGCATGATATACACCGGATCCAGATCCCCCGTTTCCAACAGGTGCTGCCCAAACTTGCGATAGGACAGCACCCCGCTCATGCCTTGAACACCCCTCCGCCCAGAGATTGGACCTTGACTCCACTGGCACGCAAGGAGCCAATCATGGACCTGATGTTGGCGGGGGAAGAGTCAAGACGCTCAGCGGCCTCTTCCACCGAGACCCCGGACGCACGCTTCAGCATTGACAGCAACTGATCCTTCTTGCTGCTGTTGCTGCTTCGTACCGCCGACTTCTTGGGAGCCGCTGTCTTCTTCTTTTTGGCTGCGGTCTTCTTGGTCGGTACCTTCTTCTTTGGAGTCGCTGCCTTTTTCTTGGCGGTGCTCTTCTTGCTTGTGGTGCTGCTCTTTTTGCTTGCAAACTTGCTACTCATTGACTTGCTCTCCTGCTTGGTTTTTGATGACTTCGATTTACGACGAACGGTTTTCTTGGTACTGCCTGTTGAAGACTCACCACCTCCTGTTGTAGCCCTTGGTTCAAATGAAAGATAATCCGGTAGCTTGCTTGGAATAGGAGCACGCTCTACCACCTTGCGTGCCAACGGAACCAGCAGTTCAGGATCTTCTGGCTCCAGGGTTTCAGTATTCACTTTCAGAGCTGGCAACAACACTGCTCTGCTCTTCCTGTACAGACTAATGAGTTCTCTGTCTGTGGCCTCCTTCCCGATAGTATTCAACAAGAACTTGCGATGGGCATCATGCGACCAGTTAGCAAGGATGTTCAACAACTCTTCCACACACCCTTGAGGATAGTTGCGCCCCAACACTGGGAGACTGATGCCCTGTTCTTGTGTTATTTCTATGAACTGTTCGATGACATTCATTTTCACCTCACTTGTTCCCAGGTAGTGATGTTTCAAATAGTCCAACAATGAAGTCTGTGCCTTGTTCTTGTCCTTCAACAACTTCTCTATCGCAACATCGATAGTATCCTCCGCAATCAGGTTGAACACAGTGACCGGAGAAGTCTGTCCTTGGCGCCACAACCTCTGAATCAGCTGGTCGTAATCTTCTAGATTGTCTGTCAGACTGTACACAATAATTGTTGAGCCAGATTCCTGCAAATTCAGTCCATGAGCAATAGAGCTAATCTGCCCCAACAACACTGGAATCTCCCCGCGATTCCAGCGCTGTTCTATCTCTCGCCCCTCTTTGGGGGAGACTCCGCCACCGATATATGGGGCTCCTGGAAATGCCTTTCTTAACTTGTCTAGTTCGTGGCGATAGTTGTAGGCGATGAGGCATGGATTTCCCTGTAACTCCTCCACCAGTTCAATACATTCTTCGACCTTTTCGTCATGAATGTCAATCACATGCCGATTGTTATGTCCTTCTTGCTGTAACAGCGATTCTATGTTAGTTCCATACACCGCTCCACTAGCAATCTGTCTTAACTTAGCAGTCTTGCTGCCGGCATTAGATGCATTAATCACTCCCTGCTCTAGCTCTGCCACGAACTCTTCTTCCACACAGCGATAGACTCTCATCGCCTCTTCTGGCAAAATGATACGTCGTGAAACAATCTCCAGTGGGGGCAGCTCTAGCAATTCTTTGGGTAGATACAAGGTTTTACGTGCCAAAGCTGCATAGATCTCTTCTTCTTTGCCCGGAATAACCTTCCAGTCGTAACCTTGATAGCCGGAAGGATAGAAATAGTTCATGCGGAATTCTGTAATGTACTCTCCAAATGTCTCCCCCAGATCAACGAAGTACATCTGCCCAAACAAATCAAGCAGATTGCGAGGAGAAGGGGTGCCAGTTAGGATGTACCGCCGCTTGAACTTACGCAATATCTTGCGCAGGGCCTTAAATCGTTTAGTGTTGGTATGCTTGATCTTGGTGGATTCATCTGCTACTGCAATGTCAAACTTGTTTGCATACCGCGGCTGGCGCATCTTACGCTCAAGCCACTGCAACCCATCATAGTTAATCAGGTACAAGTCTGCTTCTTCATCTATACGTTTGTCTTTATTAGGGCCATGCAGAATGACCACCTTCAATGGCAGCCCCCACTTCTCAACCTCCCCCGGCCAGACAGAATAGCAGATGCGCATCTTTGCCATCACCAGCATATTGCGCACCAACCCTTGCGCCTTCATTTTCATGAAAGCGTCAAGGACCATTAAAGTCTTGCCCAGGCCTGGTGCTGCGATCAATCCCCCACACTCATTCTGGATCAAGTATTTGACCGCTGGCTTCTGATATTTCTTTAGTTTGTACTTTGCGGCACTCTTCTTCAACCGCCTCCCAGGCTTCTTCGACCGTGCGGCAGACGTAAACGGCATGCCCCATCTCCCTCAACTTTTGAACAACCAGCTTTTGCTGAGTGCGTAGAAACGTGTTTTGTCGTTTGAATTCTATAAATAAGTGCACTCCTCCCGGCATCAACACTAATCTGTCTGGAAGTCCGCGCAACCCAGGCACTTGCATCTTCAGCGCTATCCCGCCCTGTTCCTCTACAATCTTTACAAACTTGCGCTCAACCACCGCCTCAACGGGTGTCATCGTCTCTCTCCTCTACCCCAGCAAGCAGCCCCTCCTTCAATAATTCTTCAAACAAATCTTCTTCCACCCAGACAGGATAATTATGGAATGAAGTGCTGATCTCTAATTCAATCTGTCTGTGCGGGTATACCAAAACAATTTTCTCTGGTGAACGCAAAGCCGCTAATTTTTTACTCATTTATTGATCTCCTGCCGGGCATTGATCTGCAAACTGACACCACCGACAATGATTGCCTGGGCGCGGAATGAATTCAACATCACTCATCATCGGCTTCACTGCCTTTTCCCAGTACTTTTGCATCTGCTTCTGTTCCGCACGACGGAACTTGTAGGGCTCTACATGGCCGTCCTGGTCAAAATACCAGAATTCTACCAGCACAGTCTTACACTGGGGAAAGTGCGACATGCACTGAGTGGCGTACAAGTGGGCCTGATCCTTGTGTGAATCATAAATCTTGCCTGTCTTGTAGTCAATTATGACCAGCTCTTCGCCCAGGTTAACAATGGCATCAGCATTTCCACGACACCACACATTGTTCCAATCATCATAAGTGGTGGGGCTCCAATCTCTGGTCACAGACAAGTCCACTTCAGTTAGTGCCTTCGCCTTCCTCAGCTCTTTCAGCTCATGCCCGAAAACCTTCAATTCTTTTGGAATGCCCTTCAACTTGCCCCGCACCATCTGTTCCGCTTTGGCGTGCAGCACATTGCCCCGTTCTGCGGCCCAACTGGTCTCTTCCTGCAGCTTGTCAATGACCTTGAACTTGAATTTGCGCGGGCAGGTCTCGTACAGCGCCCACCGAGTGTATGACCATGCAGTGACTTTGCCCATTCTTCATCCTCTCTTGTCTTTATACTTGACCGCTTGCCCCCAGGAGCGCTTCCCCACCTTTCCATCTGAAAGCATCGGCACGTCAAACTCAACGCTCTCCATTGCTTCTCGCAACACCCTCATCCCCTCATCAATTTTGTCAAGTGGAACCTCCGCCACAATTTCATCATACACCTGAAGCACAATACGGCCACCCAACTTACGCAAGGGCTTATCTGCACGAATCATTGCTTCCTTAGTACAATCTGCAGCACTGCCCTGAATGAGATAATTCAGCAGCTTGTAGTGGAAGTCACGCTTCCTACCTTTAACAATCTTGGGTGGCTCCGCATAGTACTCACGTCCACCCCAGGTGTAGATGGGATCTCCTCGCTTGCTGTGACGCTGAATGTCCTGGGAGAGCTGTTTCACCCCTGGCAGCGCCTTTGCGTGCGCGTTTAATAGTTCTGCTGCATCCTTCATTGAACCTTCAATCTTGTACGCCACGCCTTCACGCCCCATTCCATAAATTACCCCGAAGTTCACTGTCTTGACATGTCCACGTGGATACTCACGTCCCACAACTGATCTGATCTTGGCTTTAACCAAGTCATGCGCATCCGTGGTGGGATCGGTAAGGTAGGCGTGGAATAACTCGCCTTCCTCGAAGTGGGCGAGGATGCGCAACTCTTGCTGATTGTAGTCCCTGATGATGAAGGCCATCCCCTCGCTGGGGATCAGGTAGTCTCGCATATTGGGCAGCGCCTCGTCTTCCTGATTGCGTGGAATGTTCAGGAAGTTCGGATTGAAACTAGAGGGTCTGCCGGTGCGAGTCCCTCCACCGCCCCTGCCGTGTTCCTCTGGGGAGCGCACCTGATTGAATGAGGGAAACACGCGACCATACTTTTCACCATATTCTAGCCAGGGCTTGGCAAAGGTATTGATGTAGGTCTCCATCACGTTGTAGCGAGAGAGCTCTCTGACCAGCTCAGGATCATTGCAGTTACGCACCAGAGACTCTCGCTTGGTGCTGCGATTTCCCTTCTCTGTCTTCTCCCAGTAATCCATCTTGCCTGCACGGTCTAGCGCTTCCGCCAACTGTGCACTGGAATTGATGTTCCAGTCTTCATCCTTAATCTTCAGCCGCTTTTTAATCCACTCCAATCGTTCCTGTTGTTGCTGCTCCCACTTCTTCAGATCACGCTTCAACCGCTTTACTGCGACACGGATCCCTGTCTCACTCATGTGCTCGAACACAGGCATTACCGCCAGCTCACGCTGGTAAGCCCCCAGCATTCCACGCTCCTCAATGGAGGGGTAGAACAGCTTGAATAGCAGCTCAGTGCGCTTTACGTCACCGACTGCATACTTGCCCACCAGATCCCCTGGCGCTTCCCAGATGTGAGCACCCCAAGGATCCTTCTTGGTGTTCTTGCAATCAGTGTTTTCCAGAATCCATTGCTTTAGCTCTTCCTGCTCTTCAGGCGGCAAATCCAGGTACTTGTCGGCCAATGGCTTCAGACTCAGATTCGGTTCTCGTGGATCATTCAAATAGGCCAGAAAGAGCGTGTCGTGGTATCCATTCTTGGGGAATGGCAGCCCCAGTTTATGCGTGGCAACACTGATGTCAAATGCACTGTTGTGAAATAGTGGCACATGCTTGGTGAAGATTTCCCGCAAAATTTTCCTAGCTTCAGTCTTAGTGCTATTATTATTGGTGGGGTGCCCCCACGCCAGATAGCGCCAGCGACCATTCCATTTCAATGCCACACCCACAGGCTCCGGTGGATACTCTGGTCGATTTTGTATGCTCTTGGTTTCAAAGTCAACCGGAATCACCTTTTTGCCTTGTGGCATAGCTGCTCCGCCTCCTCAATTGCTTCTAGTCGTTTCAGCTCCGCGTAGCGTGCAATAATGCGTGTGATGAAACTTCGTCGTCTTTGTCCTTTGCATTCTGCTTTTAGGATTGCCCAAACCTCTTTTGAGCTATTGTACTCCATTAGCTTGCGTGCCATAGAGTGGTAATCAGTTTCTAGAATGTCCATTGGTTTACCCGCCGTTTCCACTCCTCAATAAAAAGGGTCGCCACCCAAAGTTCAATGCCCTGCCTGCTGGGTGGCGACCAAACCCCAGCCTACCGACTGAATTTACTACCCTTCTTGCGAGGCGCAGCCTTCTTCTTGGTGACGATCTTTTTCTTGCGCCCACCCTTGCTGGAATCTGTCTCGCCCTTGTACAACAGAGGGTCGTAATCCTGGCGCAGATCTTCATGCACCTGCTCTCGCAGCGTCAGTACCTTTTGCAAATGCTCAGGGTTAGCGATAGGTTCCGCTGCAGCGAACAGCAGCATTTCATAGTCCGCCTCTTCATCAAACCGAATTGTGGAGATGATTCCGTGTGTCGGCCGCTTGAGCACCTTGCGCACTCCATTGGCAAACTTGTCAAAGTTTCGACAAGAGGTCGGTGGGGTGCGCAGGAATACCACCTCGATGTCTTCCAGCGGATCATCCAGCTGGGCGGAAGAGATCAGCGCCAGCCGCCGTGCATCTCGGCAGGCCTTGCCACGACCATTCTCCGATGAGCCCCAGGCATTGGCCCAGCAAGAGCCACAGTCCTCACTCTGCTTCTTGACCGACACGTCAGAAGGAATTAGATCCTGCGGCTTCACATCCCCAAGTGCCCAGCAGGCTGGAGCTGAGGGGTCATCTGCATTGTAGGGCACATCAAAGTATGCCTTCTCATTGGTCCAGTCGATGATGACCACCTCTAGCTCCTCGCCCAGATCCGCACCCTGGAACACGAAACTCTTGCCCTTGATGGACAAATACTGGCCGCCACCACTTTGGGTCTTCTCTGCTTCCTGCTCAGCCTGCTCCATCAGCTGACGTTCCAGTTCCTGCATAGAGACCATGGATTTGGAACGAGTGCGACGAACCGCCTTTTTCTTTGCTGCCATGTAATCACTCCTCTTTGGTTACTTGCTGACTGGGGTAAAGCGTAGGGTGCGCAGAGTAGTCAGCTCAATCCCTGGCACCTTCTTACCAGCTTCAAGCCGCTCTCGCACGGCCTTGGTATTAATTCGCTTGGTGAGCAAATCAAATGCCCGATTCCGTGCCACGTAACGATAGAACACGGTTGGGTCCTGCAGCTTGTACTCAGTACGATGGACCACCTGAACTGTGCCGAGAGAATCTAGCTTCGCATTCTTCATCCCAGCCTTGTTCATAATGCCCAGCACCTTGGCACGCTGCTCCTCATACACCTCACGCACCTTTCTCAGCTCCGCCTCCACCTTTTCCTTCTTGCGGTGCAGCTCCGCCAGGCGCTTGACCTCACGCTGCAGTGTTCGTTCAGTTGTTGCTGTCATCATCAACTCCTTCCTGCTCTGACACTGTTATCGGAGTGGCATTCTCCTCCAGCCATCTGGCCGGAAGCACACAACACTGCTCCGTCACCTCGCCACTCTTCCAATAGGTTTTCTTGCACAAACGCACCCATTCAACCCCGTTTTGGTCGGTGCGTCTCCAAGAGACCTCACCTACCCAGTATTGGAAGGGTGCGTCCACGTAGGGCACTCTGTAGGCAACAATCTTCATGCTAGCAGAGGGTCTACGATCAGGTAGACCCCTCCCTCCCGTTCCTCTAATCGGCCCCAGTCCTCGAATCGTGCCTCTTCCAGCAACTGATCCCAGGCGCCGTAGTAATCAGAATTGTTTGGCCCTTCGAGCAGGGTCTGGAGCAGCACCTCCCACTCTTCCTCTCGTCCCAGTCCCAGATGCAGCGCCAGTCCCTGATCCTGAATGACCTGCTCCGCAAACTTTTGCGGCACCCGCTCTGGCTCCAGATCTGTGGTGCTGAAGATCAGATCCTCATAGATCCGGACACCATTCTGGGCCAACTCTCGAATGCCCAGGTTGAGCTCATCGCATTCCAGTCCATGCACCGAAAGCAGTTCAATCGCCTCATCCAGTGCCAACCCCTCTGTTCCAGCAATCTGAGCCACCTGTGCAACCACCTCATTCACCTTGTTGATGTTCATTGGCTTACCCCTCTATTCATAGTGAAGTGCAGAATCATGCAGACACTGTTCACTGCAATAGACCCGATCCCGCCACGGCCAGGGAGTACGGTGATCAGGCTTGAACTGTCTGCTACACCAGTCACAAACTAGCAGCGGAACTTCCTTGTCCCGCTGTTGTTCACGCTGTTCTTCCCTGTTCATGACAGTGTCTCCTTCAGCTGTTTCAGCTTGTTTTCTGCCTTCTGAGCTCTTCCCCGCACCGCCTGAAGCTGTGCCTTCAACTGCTCATTTTCCTGCACAATCAGGCTGACACAGGCATTCAGCTCTTCCATTAACTGATTCAGCCTGTGCACCGGATGGGAGGCCAGTTCATTGTCCACCACACTCACCAGACGGTTCTGGTTCAGCACCAGCTTGCCCCGCTGCCGCAACTCACGCACCGCGGAATAACCACTGGTGATGCTCTTCATCTGACGGATCTTCACCAGCGCCTCGACCAGATCCTTCAGAGGCAGCCTATTGTTCGGCGCATATTTCAGCACCTTGTCTACCACCTCTTCACTCCAGTCACGTGGCATAATCCGGGGCTCTTCCCGATAAGCAACCTTCCCCTGCGAGATCACCAAGTGTGGACTCACCGAAACCACATCCCGTACCACCTCTTCAGGCACCTCCAGCACCTGCGCCACCTCCTTGATGGGGGTCAACTTGTTCTGACCATTCAAGAATCCATGCAGCATTGAATACATTTCAACGAAGTTCATTGCATCACTCCTCTATCGGCAATTCCAGTATTGCCTCGTCTAGCACCAACCTGAATGCAGGCACGAGCTCTAGCGCCACCCGCAGCGCCCGACCCTCCTGACAACGCTCCAGGTTAAGGTCGAACAGCTCTTCATTCAGGTCCAGCTCAGAAGGCTCTGCACTGATCAGCCTTGCAATGTGCTCACGGGCATAAGTACCGGCCAGCCAGCAAGGATCAAACATGACCAGCGGTCGCTTGTTCTCTGGAAGCCAAACGTATCTGTGAATGCAATAGCCGCTAGCTTCGATCTCATTCATCACTGCATGGATCTGGTGTAGCTCCGTTTTATCATCGATTGCAAACAGCAACCGCTGCACCCCACACGACTCATCCAGCGTGTTGGCGACCAGCAGGACTCTCTTCTTGGCAAATTCTGCACGTGGCGGAGCCAGAGGGGGAGTGGTGTTCTTCACCTGCAACTGCACTTCAATATAGTATATGCTCATGTGAATGTCCTCTGTTGGTGGTTGTTGATAAGTCCACCCCAGCCCCGCAATGGGGCCAGGGCTGACTGTGGGAGAGGGCCTACTGAATCGGCCCGATCTGCGGGGCCTGTTCCAGGTTGAGCCGCATCCATTCATCCTTGTGCTGCTGTACCTCCTGGACACAGGCCTCCCTGTTGAGCGGATTGAGTTTAACCCGGAGACACTGCTCTTCCGAATCGGATTCGATCGTGTCCGGCAGCAGCATGGTGCTCTTCTGGTCGTTGCTGCCAAAGAACAACACCACCAGATCCTTCGGATCCGCCTCCTTCTCGTCCTGTTCGGAGATCTGCATCAGTCCCGCGATGATCAGCTCAGCCACCTCTCCGTGCCCTGCCGGCAGAAACTTCTCCGGCACCAGGGCCAGTGAAAGGCACTCGAGGGCGCCCAAAGTCCCGTCAGGCAGGTTGCCGCTGATCACCCCGCGCCCCACCATCTGCGGCACCAAGGTGCCCAGCTCTTCCAGCCCATTGACCTCGAACTGGATCTTGATGTTCAGCAGCTTGCTGACCGTCGCGAGCGTTATCAGCTCTCCCGCATTGAACACCGCATGGTCCAGCTTCTTGATGAGTTTACCAGCCATGATTCACCTCCTCTAGTTGGTTGGCGTTGGTTGCAGCCATCCCTGGCTATGCGGAACAGTCCTCAGCCGTCGACTGGCTGATCTGACTGCACCTCCTCCAGCTTCACACGATAAAGAAAGACGTTTTCTCCAGCTTGGTAGGTGTGGGGCTCAGTGTACACCGGCCGCTCCAGCAAGACCGACGCTGCACAGTAATCATCTCTGTGCAACCCCCAGTGGACTCCGTCAGGGCCGCAGATCCCCGGCACGGTCTCCACCACCTGCCCCACCAGCTGGTCCCGGTACTGGAAGAATCCGTCTTCCTCATGCACGTCCGCGATCTTCACCTTCATTACACACCCCCTTCGTTAGAGAAGTTCCTTCAGGTTGTTCAGGGATTCCACCGCCTGACGCGAACTGGCATCCAGGAACACCACCCCCAGGAACTCACTGTTCTTTCCGATGACATCCACGCGCAGGGCAGGGATTTCTACAGAGACCACCAGCATGTTGTCACGGGCAGTGGGAATCAGAACGGCTTCACCCTCAATCGACTCGTGGTCCTCAACGTATTCCGCCGCACCACGAACGTTACTAGCAATGTTTTTCAGATACTCAGACATGGCAATCACCTCTGTTGGTTGGTGTTGGTTAAGCCCTCCCTGGCAACAATGTCCTTAGCTGCTCACATATTCATACAGAGCAGCAAACTTGTAGGCCACTTCAGCCTCTTCCTTCCGCGGAAACACAAATCGCGACTCGTTGTGTATTGCGTCGTAGGCTTCCAGTGTCAACTGCTGATTGTCATTGTAGTACAGCGCAACAAACGAACCGTTGTTGCTGTAGGCAACCAGTGCAGGCAGATATTCGACCTCAGTGCTTCCTTGCTCATCAAAATACTCTGCCTCACCATTAACCTCGTCATTAACACGATTCATATAGTGCAGCAGTTCCATAGCAATCACCTCTGTTGGTTGGTGTTGGTAGTACGGATGGACACTCCACAGAATGCCCATCCCACTACCACCTGGGGCGCCACTCCCAGGAAGTAGCGGGGCCAGCCTTACGCCTGCAGTTATTGCGTGGGGTGGGATCTGACAACCAGGAAAGGAAGCTGTTGTTCTTGGACCGACCGCACTAAAACCGAGTTACTTGCTGCGTGGCAGAGCAACCCGCTCCCTTCCCCGGCCAGTTATCCCCTGCCGTGCAATCTGGCACAGGCTTTCTGGCCCATCCCGAATATAGCGCCGGGTTCGCTTCAGGCTTGGGCAGCTGATGCGTCGCGCATCCTGGCACCCATCGCATCTCTGCGGCCTGCCTACTCATCGCGTGTCGGGTTCACCAGCGGCTCCCACATTGCGCCCAGTAGGCACCCCGTTCCCGAGGATTCGCCGGTAACAGCCCCATATAATAGGTGGCTCCGGCTGGCGTCCCTCCAGAGGCCTGAGCCCATAGCTGCTAGGCTTGGAGGCGGGGGGCTTTCCTATATATATATATATATAAGGTAGCGACATCCCCATTGGCCCGTATCATATGGCACTATGGCCCCCGGAACAACAACTTAATTTTCAAAGAAAACAACAACTTACACACGCTCTCTCGCCCCCTCTCGCCGCCGCCCCTGGCCCGGGGCCAGGAGAGCGCCAGGGAGGGCCGGAACCCCGCTAGAAGCCCCTGCGAGGGGCTCCTCTAGTCCTCTCCGCGCCGGTACTTGGGGCGCCGGAGCGCGGCCACCTTGGGGTGGATCATGTCCCGCTTGTACTCAGCCGCCCACTGAGCCGGACGCCGCTTCTGCCAGTACTCGATGTTGCGCACCACATACAGCACCTTGGTGCGCCCATCCACGCTAACGCGCCGACTGACCACCCCGGCCTCATGCAGCACTGTGCCCAGGCTAGTGATCTGCTCGATGTTCTTGTCATAGTGGCGCGCAAAGAGCTCCTTCAGCTCCTGCATTGAGTAGATGTCCCGCACCAGCGGGATGTTGTCGATATTCAGAATCTCGTCCGGGTACTTGACCAGGGTGTGGGCAAAGTCCTGCTTCTCGCTGCGCCCCACCTTGATCATCTGCTCCTTGTGTTCATTCATCGGTGCCGGACGGTTGGCGTCGAAGTCAGAACAGTCCACATGATGCAGCAGGTAGTAGTGAAGATAGGCCGCCCCACCCTCCTTGCGCCAGCGGTCGACCGCCTTGTACACCTCGAACTCCGCCGGTCCACGCACGTTATAGATTGCAAAGCGGCGATCATGCTCTTCCAGGTACAGCGCATTGGGGTGGTTGGAGGTCAGCAGATAGTTGATGGTGTCCTGCACTGTGAACTCAGGTACATACTTCTGGTTGATAGTGACGGTTTCCTGTGTAATCAGCGATTTCAGGTGGTCCGCCTCCTTGCGTCCACCGAGACCAGTCAGCTCTTCCCCCATGATAAAACTCTTGTTCAGCATCCAGGTATTGAACTGGCTGTGCAGTTCACGTTCTCCAATCACCTTTCCGTGTTCGCCATAGATGTCCTTCATGATATAGCCCACGAACGACTTCCCAGTTCCATGCTGCACTGACCACAACAACACTGCCTGTTTCATTTTGGTTCCAGGATTCTGTATGGGGTAGGCTAGCCACTTCAGGAACCACTCACGGAACCGTTCATCCGGAATCATGTGGCGCAGCATGGTTATAAATGGTTTCACCTCTCCTCGCTGTGGTTCCGCCCCCCACCCCTTCCAAGTGTTGACGTATTTTCCTTCTACCACCGTGGGCTGCTCTGGGGCATATATGATTCCTTTATACTCCGCTCTTCCCGGCCACTTCAGCCATTCATTGAATGCGCTATATTCACGTGTTCGGTCCCCGGCGTTCTCAGTAAAAGTCAGGGGTGCGAACAACGTAGAGGCCCAATCCTTACTGACCATTACTCCATTTTCTATATCATAAAAGGTAGGGGGGTTGGCGAGGACACACAAGCGGCTGTTGATCTCATTCAGAGCAATTCCTCGCAGGGAGGCGGTGACGACCAGCTCTGACAGACTGTTGCCTGCAGCCAGATAGTCATCCAAGCCCTGCTTCCCGCCATCCTCTGCTGGTGGGATGTTGCCGGTGTAAACCTCTGCACCTAGATTGATCAGTTCACGAGAGAGGGCCAGCATGGCCTTAATTACATTGCTGTTAGTGACGGTGTCAGAGTCAAAGACAATGAACACCTCTCGATCAGCCCACTCAATCTCATAGAACTCAGGCAGCAAGGAAAGAGAATGCTTAATCGCACGCCAGCTCCAGACCCCACCCAGTCCAATACAGGGAGTGTCCGCTAGCAGAACTGCGGCGGCGGCCTTCTTCTCGCCTTCTGTGATTAGCAGTGAATATTCTGGATCGCGGGCAATTTCTTGCCAGTCCAGAACTGGAGGGAAGTAGAGGTGGGGGCGCTCGCCCTTTGGCTGGACATAGCGCTGACCTTTCTTGGCATTACCCTTGGCGAAACTCTTGGGCTCCCCTAACAGGCGGATGCGATAGAAGTCTGTGAGGTTGCCATTGAGGTCGAAGTAGGGGATGAGGTAGCCGGGACTTTTTCTACTACAACGGGCATAGACGGCGGATTCAGTTAATGGCTTCAGTTTCAGTTCTTGTGCATGTTTCTCAGTCAATCCAGAACGGGCAAGATCCTCGAGCATCAACTGTTTTACTGACATTGTTTTTCTCCCCTCTCCAGCTCAATTGAATCCAGCTTCATCCGAATGCATTCCTCAAGGAACTGCGCTCTGGTGTAGCGGGTGGGAGGGGCGGTCGGTTTCTTAATTCCTTTGCGTAACAGCTTGGGTTTGGCCTGATCTTGCTCATATTCGGCAAGGGATTTCATGTAGTCCTTCATAGCTTTTTTACAATAATTATTGCGCTCTTCAATGTAGGCTTCCATTCGTTCGAACAGCTCGACATCTAGGGAGAAGTTGCTGACAAGAGCCTTTGCTTTCATGGACTCAGCCCTCCAGGGATCTTCAATTGGTATAGTCTCGAAGGGGGTAAGTTTAGATTTTACAGCGTCAGAGTCTTCAAACATTGAAGAAAAACACTGAAATCTAAACTTAGGGTGCAGGCACGCCTGGCATACGATTATAACGTATGGTGCTGTAAGTGGAAACTTACCTGCTAAAGCTGCATCCAACAGCGTTTGCAGTCGTCAACGTTTTATGCAAATCTTCAAATTATTACCGTTATTTTTTAAGGGGGGTAGCTCTTTCTCTCTCTCTTCTCTATCTCTTCTTTTTCTCCCCTTCTTTATTCTTCTTTCCAACTTGAAAAATAGAAATTCAGTAATAATTCTGAACTAAGTTCCTAATTTCTTGCAATTATTACTAAGATATTACTGCGAGAGGCCCTTTTTACGGTAATTTTTGAAGAAAACACTTGCCTTGCAACTAAAAATATAGTAAAGGCCCGGCGCCGCTTCTCCACCCTCCCATTTGTCACGAAAACTGGGCTGAGATATACAGGGCGCAGCACATAGAGAGGTTGTCATGGCACGCACCAAGAGGTCCACAACAAGCAGCAAGGAATCACAACTGGCGCGGGTGATCAACACCTCCCATGAGGTGATGCGGCGTCAGTTGGATGGGCTGCAATTGATTGAAGAGCTAGAGCAGTGTGCACAGAAGTACATTACTATTGAGGAGGAGCTGTGTTCAATTGCGTCTTTGATGAAGCGTACCAAGGACCGCAATGCGCTGAGCAAAATGAAGCATCGTGTGTCAGTGCTCAAGGCCAGGGCTGATGTTGTTGACCGCGAGGCCTCCCTTCATTTGCGTCGGTTGCGTTTTGTGTTGCCTGAGTACCAGGCAGTCAAGTATGAGGAGCGTGATGGTGCAGCCATGAAGAAGAAGGAGCACACTGACAAGGTGATTGATGAGGCACGCAATTTGCTTGAATTGGTGGCTGTGAAACGAGGCGAAATTGCAAAGCACTAAACAGGTTTTTGGCTTCCTGGAGAAAGTCCCAGACCTCCCTTCCCATCTCCAGGAAGCATTTTTATATCGCCTGCGTTGGATGGAATCAGCGCGGGATAACCAACTTCCCCCCTCTGACAACTATCAGACTTGGTTGATCCTTGCTGGTCGTGGATTTGGTAAGACTCGCACCGGAGCTGAGGAATCTGTGTTTCATGCAATCTGGAATCCCGGCATCCGTTGTGCGGTTGTTGCTCCGACAATTGGAGATGTACGTGACATTTGTTTTGAGGGGGAGTCCGGCATATTGAATTGTTTGCCAGAGTCGATGGTGGTGAACTGGAATCGTTCATTACAGGAGCTGACTCTGGTCAATGGCTCTCGCATCAAGGGCTACACGGCTGAGCGTCCGGATCGGTTGCGCGGCCCCCAGCACCACTTTGCCTGGGCGGATGAGTTGGCGAGCTGGCAGTATCCAGAGGCCTGGGACCAGCTATTGTTTGGGTTGCGGTTGAAGTATCCGGACGGACGGGATCCTGCAGTTGTGATTAGCACCACTCCGCGCCCCATTAAGATCATCAAGGATTTGGTTGCTCAAGCCAAGAAGAGCAAGAGAGTGTTCTTGACTACCGGCTCCACGTTTGAAAACGCTGAGAACCTCTCTCCCGCCATGCTGGAGACATTGAAGCGTCGTTATGAGAATACTCGGTTGGGCCGACAGGAGTTGTATGCAGAGATTTTGGATGAAGTGGTTGGTGCGTTGTGGACGCACGAGCTATTGGACCGTTTCCGTATGGGGGTTGAGGAGTACAAAAAGATTGAAGTCGGCCGGACTGTGGTTGGGGTAGACCCTGCAGTGAGTGTGAGTGATCAGAGTGATGAGACTGGCATTGTTGTTGTTTCTAGTGATGTGATGCAACTGAATGCGTTTGTGCTGAAGGATGGTTCTGTGAAAGAGAGCCCAGCGCGGTGGGCGGCGCGGGCAGTAGAGCTGTTCTATACTTATAGAGCGGATTGCATCGTGGCTGAAGTGAATAATGGTGGGGATTTGGTGGAGCAGGCCATTCGCACGGTGGATCCGAATGTGCCTGTTCGCAAGGTGTGGGCCAGCCGTGGTAAGCACAAGAGGGCAGAGCCAGTGGCTGCATTGTATGAGCAGGGACGAGTTCACCACGTTGGTGTGTTTCCGACTATGGAAGAGCAGATGTGTGCGACCACGACGGAGGGGTTCCAGGGCGAGGGTTCGCCGGACCGAATGGACGCTGCGGTGTGGGCGATTACTGAACTGCTGCTGCCCAAGCTGGAAGACAAGCCGAAGCCAAGAGTGAGGATTGCATATGTTTAAGTGGATGCGTCGCAAAGCAAGTCGTGCACTGGGGCTGTTGTTGTCTCCCTATAGCGGTGCGGTCTGGCCTAAGCGCAATGTGCGTCGGCTGATTATGGAGGGCTATGAGCGCAACGTCATTGTGTTCCGTTGTATTGAAGAGGTTTCCAAGGCGGTCGCTAGTGTGCCGGTGGAAGTGTATCGGGAAGACGAACCTGCGAATATTCCCGAGTTGACCACTCTGTTGCAGCGCCCCAATTATCAGACTTCACTGAGTATGTTGGTGCGCGAACTGATAACGGATCTGCTAACCACAGGGGATTTGTACATTGAACGAGTGCGGCCAGGAGAGCGGCGCCCACCGACAGAACTGTGGCCTTTGCGACCGATGTATATGCGCCCCATTGTCAATGGTGGTCGCATTACGGGGTATGAGTATTCGGTCAATGGAAATAAGACTACTTGGGAAGTTGACACTGTTACTGGTAAGTCTGATATTCTGCATTTACGTACTGCCAATCCACTTGATAGTATGCATGGTCTCCCGCCCATTCAGGTTGCTGCAGCTAATATTGATCAGCATAATGAGGGGGATCTATGGAATTACTCGCTGCTCAAGAACGGGGCTGCGCTGTCAGGCATTTTGTATACCGAAGGTCAGTTAGATGACCAGCAATTTGCCAATGTGCAGCAGATGCTTAAAGAGACTTGGGGTGGTGGACGTAATGCTGGAGGCATTCCTGTTTTGGAAGGAGGTCTGAAGTTTCAAGAGACTATGATGCGGCCGAGTGATATGGCCTGGCTGGACAACAAGGACATGACTGCGCGGTTTATCTGTCAGGCTTTTGGTGTACCACCCCATTTGTTGGGGTTGGCACAGGGCAGCACTTTCAATAATGTGCAGGAAGCGCGCATCTATTTTTGGGACACTACTGTGGTGCCGATGGCTAAGTGGTTGTGGGAAGAGGTGGGCAATTGGCTGGCGCAGGACTGGGAGGGGATTTCTATCGTGCCTGACTTTGATCAGGTGCCGGCACTAGAGTCTCGCCGCGAGCAACGCTGGGAACGGTTGCAGAAGGCAGAGTTCTTAACCATTAATGAAAAGCGTGAGGCGCTGGGCTATCCCCCAGTTGAGGGTGGTGATGTGCTGTACATGCCAGCTACAATGATCCCGGTGGGTAGTGAGCCAGAGGATGCGGAAGAGGCAGCTAAGGATTTGGATCTGTCGCCAGAAGAGTATGAACGGTGGTTGCGGGAGCAGGGAGTGGCGCCGCTGCGAGCCAAGAGTCTAACCAAGCTGGCTTATGGGGAGGAGTGACATGCAACTGTCAATTGAAATCAAAGATGATGAGGGTCGTGTGATTTTTCAGGGAGATGAAGAGACTGCACGCCAGTTGTGGCGTAAGTTGCAAGAGATCTTTTCTGAGCCACAGCCTTATGTGCCGGTGCCTATTCCGACGCCACAGCCGCTGCCGTGGTCTCCTATCTACTACACTCAGCCGTGCTCAAGCACATGTGATTGTAGGGAAGAAGATGTTGTTGGGGTCTGTGTGTCATGAGCAACAATAAAAACGCGCTGGAGTTGATGGTGGACAGGATAGCGGCATTAGAGCAGGTCATGCTTGGGGTTGCGGAAGCGGTACGTGTTGCGCTGCCCTACACACAGCCACAGATTGACCGTACACTGGCTGATTGGAATGCTAAGTTGCAGCAGCTTATGAAAGACGCGGAGAGTTGAGTGTTTGTTCTGGCTGAAGGCAGTGAGCAAGAGCAAAGACGCAATATTGCGCGCACACTGCGGCTGCGAGCTAGGTTGGAACGTGGGGTGCGGCGACGTATTGCTAAGTTTTTGCGTCAGCAGGGAGAGCGTATGTTGGAGGCATTGACCAGCGCTCCGACGGTGGAGGAAGGAGAGTATCGAGCAATGCAGGAGCTGCAGCAGAGTCTGTCGGCACTGACTCGTGTGGTGCGTGGAGTGCAGAGCGCTACCATTGAAGTGTTTGGACGCCAGGCCATGGAGGAGGTAGGCAAGAGTGCGATGGTGAGATTGGTGCACAAGGATGCAGATACTAGCTTTGCTGCATTGCGTGATCGCTATGTGCAGGAGCAGGGGCTGGTCAAGGCTAAGGCGATTAATGAGACCACGCGCGAGCGCTGGCGGCGACGCATTCGGGGTGTGTTGCGTGAGGGTGGGGGAGAGCGCGAGGTGGTACAGGAGTTGCGCAAGCTGATCACTGGGGCGCGTAACCGTCGTCGTGCCTGGACTATTGCTCGCACTGAGGTGCATGCTGCCAGTGTGTTTGCGGTGCATGCGGGGCTGAAGGCTACTGGATTTCGGCCGGACAAGAAGTGGAGCACAACGCTGGATGGGCGGGAGCGGGCCAGCCATCGTGCGGCCAATGCTCAGATTGTGAAGTTTGATGAGGATTTCATAATCGAGGGGGAGCGGTTGGCCTATCCTGGAGATCCGCGAGGCAGTGCACGCAATGTGGTGAACTGTCGTTGTATGGTGATGTATGTGCCGCCACAGGTTAAGCCGCGAGTGGTGGTGCCGCAAGAGCGTCCTGTGGTGGCGGCCCCGCAAGAAGGCAATTTGCCACCGGACATTGCTGAGAACCTGGACTTTGAATGGCGCATGACCTTCTCTGAAAGCATAGGGGTTGAAGAAGCGCGCAAGAGGGTGGAGAAGGCAATACAGGATTTCATGGATAAGAATCCAGACATCTATCGCACCACCAACTTTGGTACGTTGTTGAAGGTGCTGGATGAGGGTCGGTTTAAGTCTCAGTTTGAGACCAACATCTCTAGTGGAGTGTTGGCCCCCGAATTTCGGCGCAAGGTGGAAAGCAAGGTGTTGGGAGTGGCAGACGATATTCCGGTTGAACAACGACCGATTTATGGGTTTATGTCGACCGACCCATTCAGAGAACGGAGTGCGTTGAATTACGGCGGTGGAGATGGTTCAGTGCCGTATAAGGTGGTGGTGAAGTTTAAGAAGGATGTGTCTAAGCGCACGACGTACACTATAGGGGATTCGTTGGACTCTAGTGGTTTGTATGACAAACAAACTCCTTCTTTGCGTGCAGCTCCAGTCGGGACGCCCCGTTGGTATACGGCGGAATCTCGTGTGGCTAATGCGGTAATAGAGAACGAGATTGATTTTGATGATATTGACAAACGAATCAACAAATACATTAGCTATATTGAAGTGCAAATCCATGGTGGAGTGACTGTGGATGACATTGCGGAAGTGTTGATTCCGAAACGTATGCGTCAGAGCATGTTGGGTAGCATGCTCACTCGCAAATTAAATCAATTGGGGATTCCATACAGGTTTGTGGGTAGCGTATGAGCATTCGTATAATTGCAACGACTCCTCCCCTGCCTGACGGCACCATTGAATCTGCGCTGGTGCAGACTGGTCCGCGCGTGGGGTTCATTCTGAATCTGATTGACAAGACTAGGTCGGAAGAAGTGTCGTTGCCAGGGTTGGCGCGGTGGGCAGAGTGGACATATGAGCCTACAGAGGAGGAGCGGAGGCGGATTCGAGAGGTATTGAACGAGGTTGTGTAGGCCGAAAGCCTGGCCTATACTTGGGATAACTGCCCGATCAACTATAAATAGAACAACGTCGGCAAGTGACACGACGAGGGCAGCGATGTTGAAGAAACAGATTGACGTACCCCTGGAAGTGAAGGAGCTGTCTGAGGACGGCACCTTTTCTGGTTATGCCAGTGTGTATGGTGTGGAAGATCTTGATGGCGACGTGATTGAGCACGGTGCCTTCAAGGACGCCAAACCTGGCATCCCCATGTTGTGGCAACATAACCCCACCAACCCCATTGGGGTCTATCCGGTTTTGAAGAATGATGACAAGGGGTTGTATGTAGAGGGCAAGTTGGTGCTAGAGGTGCAGCAGGCCAAGGAAGCCTATGCACTGATGAAAGCTGGTGTGCCTTTGGCTCTGTCTGTGGGGTTCTCAGTGCCGCCGGGAGGGATAGAGTGGGACGACAAAAAGAAGGTTCGGCGGATCAAGACGGCTGAACTGTGGGAGGCTTCTGTTGTCACCTTCCCGGCCAATCCTCAGGCCAAGATTCTGTCAGTAAAACGTGCCACTCGGTTCCGAGATCTACCACTCGCCCCACGAGACCGTGCATGGGATCGGGCAGCAGCGGAACGGCGAGTACGTCGATGGGCTGGCGCGGAAGATGAACCGAATGAACGCTATCGTCAGGCTTTTTTCTGGTATGATGACAGTGAGCCTGAGAACTTTGGCAGCTACAAGTTGATGTTTGCTGATGTGGTGGACGGTGAGTTGCGCGCAGTGCCGCGAGGAGTGTTTGCTGCCGCTGCCGCCATTGAGGGGGCGCGTGGTGGAGTGAACTTGCCTTCGGGAGATGTTCCTGCAGTGCGGCGACACATTGCGCGCTATTACGCCAAGATGAGTGATGAGTGGGGTGAAGAGCTGTTGCCGCCATGGGAGAAGAGTGCTGGGGAGGCTTTTGCTGATTTGCTGGCGGCACAGGCGGATCTTATCGAGCGCCCCAAGGAATTTGAAGCCTTTTTGCGTGATGCAGGCTTTCACCGTGACCAGGCGAAGGCGATTGCCACTCGCTATAAGGATGCGGTGATGAAGACTCGGCGTGATGCTGAAGATGAGGATGCGGATGAGCTGATTCAGTTGATGGAGCGCATCCGTAAGTCAATGGGTACTACACAGGAGTGATGAAATGGCTACTGAAGTGAAAGAGATGGTGGAGAAGTTTCTCCGTGATTGGGAGGAATACAAAGCCACCAACGAAGAGCGGCTGAAGCAGATCGAGGAGAAGGGTCGTGCTGATCCTCTGATTGAGGAAAAGCTGGCTAAGATGGACGAGGCTTTCGATGGATATGAAAGCAAGCTGGAGGAGGTGCGCAAGGAGCTGGACAAGGTGGCCACGGCCATGAATCGTCCGCAGCATCATGGAGGTGGTGGCGTCGATGAAGAGACCAAGCACGCTGAGCAGTTCTATAAGATCAAGTCTGCTCTGTCTGGCAAGCGGTTTGATCCTGAGCAGGTGAACACCGAAGAGTTTGATCAGTTCAAGTCTGCCTTCGGTGAGTATCTGCGCAAGGAGACCAATGCGCTTTCGCCGGAAGTGCTCAAGGCTCTGTCGGTTGGCTCCAATCCGGACGGTGGTTACACGGTAATGCCGCAGATGTCCAACCGCATCGTGGAGTACCGTTTCGAGTCCAGTCCGCTGCGTGAGCTGGCCACGGTGGAGACCATCACCTCTTCCAGCTATGAGATTCTGGTGGATGCTGACGAGTTCGATGCTGGATGGGTGTCTGAGACGGGCAATCGTGCAGACACCAACAATGCGCAGTTGAAGAAGATCGAAATTACTGCGCATGAGATCTACGCTCAGCCCACTGCGACTCAGAAGATGCTGGATGATAGCATGTGGGATGTTGAGGCCTGGATCGTGCGCAAAGCTGGTCGCAAGATGGGGCGCGTGGAGGCTACTGCCTTTGTGACTGGTGATGGCGTGGAGAAGCCTCGCGGCATCCTGACCTACAGCGCTGGCACTTCGTTTGGTCAGATTGAGCAGATCAATTCTGCCAATGCTGGTGCTCTGGGTGCGGATGATCTCATTGATCTGGAAACGGCGCTTAAGGAGGACTATCGCGGCAATGCTGTGTTCCTCATGAACCGCACCACGGTTGGGGTTATCCGCAAGCTGAAGGACAGCAATGGTCAGTACCTGTGGCAGCCTGGACTGGCTAATGCGGTTCCGGCCACGCTGTTGGGCTACCCGTATCGGGTTGGTTCGGACATGCCGCAGGTGGCGAACAATGCACTGGCGGTGGCGTTTGGTGACTTCCGTGAAGCCTACACCATCGTGGATCGGGCAGACATTCGCCTGCTGCGTGACCCCTACACCGCTAAGCCGTATGTGCGGTTCTATATGACTGCGCGTGTTGGTGGTGCTGTGACCAACTTCGAAGCGCTGAAGCTGCTGAAGATCAGCTAAGAGGAGGACTAAACAATGGCGAACTTTGACCAGGCTAATGACCTCAGTCCGGCGCAGTCTCTGGTCCCTGCTGCTTACACCGCCAATGCCAATGGCACTGGGGTGGATCTGCAGGGGTTTGAGGCCGCGACGGTGATCGTGGATGTGGGGGCTATCACTGATGGCACTCACGTTGTGTCGCTGGAGGAGTCTGACGACGACAGCACCTACTCTGCTGTGGCGGCGGCAGATCTGCTGGGTTCTTTCCCGGCCTCGCTGTCTGCCAACAGCGTGTACAAGGTGGGCTATCGTGGCAGCAAGCGGTATATCCGTGCAGTCACTGCGGTCTCTGGCGCTACGAATGGAGCCGTGTATGGTGCCAGCATTGTGCGTGGTCGTCCGCAGGTGATGCCTGCAGCCTAATGAGGATGGGTGGGGGCTGACCGTGGCCTCCACCCTTCTTTTTATAGAGGAGCAAAGACATGAGCAAAGTTCGTGTGAAAGAGAATGTGCGGTTTGCTTTTGGGGGCATTCATGTGGTTGATCTTAAAAAGGGTATAATGGATTTGCCTGATTCCAGGGCAGCTGAACTGATTCAGGCGGGGTATGCGGATCCGGTGGAGGAGAAGGAAGAGAAGAGTCGTGGCGAGGCGCCGCGCAATAAGGCACGTGGTGGTGCTCCGCAAAACAAAAGTGAGGAATAGCAATGGGCATTCTTGTTTCTAGTGCACCAAGTCAGCCTGCATTGACCTTTGATCGATTGCAGGTTGATGCTTATGTGGTGCGTGTGGCCCGTAAAGCACCCTATGCCTATCGTGTAGAGATGTCTATGGATTACTATGCGTTGGATGGTTCAGGTAACAGGGTGTATGCGAATCAGTCTTTTGTGCTGTCTAGTCAGGATTTCAATGTAGATTTTGCGCAATGGGCAATCGCTAACGGGTACGCCACTGATGAGGCGGATGTGCAATCCAAGGTGCAGCAGGCTGAGTCTGAGGTCAACACTGAATACAGCAATGGAACGATTGATCCATTCAAGTTGATGGCCTATTTCAAGTTGGGCATTGGGTTCCAAGTGAAGATCAAACAGACCAATGATCTTGCGGGACTCGGTTAAAGTCATTGGATTGTG